ATGAAAGAAAAATCTATCATTACGTTTTAAAAATGTGTTAAATGATGAATTAACTTTGGCATTGTGCCTGTAAAAATCATAACTATCGGAAGTGAAGTGTAGTTTAATAGCCAAATATAATGTATATGCTTCATAACTATTCATATAGGTAAAACTGCTGTACTTGATCGCTCAACCAAGTTCAGTTTTTCTGCCTCTGCTTTTATTTTTTCTTTTAATGATTTGTTGATTAAAGGACCTACAGACGCTGTGTCTATGTCGTTATCTTCACAATAATGCAATACAGCATCCAGGTAAGATATTCTTTTATCCTTTACTACGCCCTCTATAATAAGAGCAAACTTTTTACTATTCATTAACATTATAGTTTTCTGACTATGTGTTTTCTTAATGCTCTTGTTAGTTCTTCTATTTTATCTATGATACTAATTAAACTTGGGTCTGTAATATAAGTTTGTTCTGCTTTTAGTCTATCATATTCTTTTAACGGTATTGTTACCGTTGATTGCTCATTCTCATAAGTCATATCTTGCTCATGCGAATCTCTATTGTAATTATCTGCCATAATTTACCTCACTTTATAATAATATTATATCACAATCTACGTATTTGTCAAGCCTGTTTCTGTTACTAGGTACAGGCAAACCCTTATAGCAGATTAAGCTGCCATTGCAAAGTTATTATTTGCGTTTATAAAGACTATAAGGTAGTCAACCATTTAACTCCAGTATGTTTTATCTGTGAATCGATCCTAACTCTACCCCCTAAATTTCATTGTTTAGATGGTGGAGTAGCCGAGAATTGCACTCGGGTCTTCTACAGGTATTATCATACCTTCTACGTTAAATTCTATAAATTAAGTCCTGGTGCGTATTGTTCCATAATTTCAGGATTTAATTGTAAATTAAATGTTCTAAAAATTACGCATACATCTTTACCAGTAGGTGTGGTAACGGTTGCAAATGTTTCGCCGTTGCTTTTATTTAAATAATATACTACTATATAAACTACTACACCATCTGGATCACCACCTTCTTTGCCGTAACTTAATGAGAGAGGTGTAAAACCTTTATCATTCGCCCAACGATCAATTTCTTCAGGTGCACCACAAACTACAGGTACTTCATCCCAATAGAAGTTGTACTTTTTGATTTCTGACTCTTCAGCAATTGTTACACTTGTTAACAATAATAGTCCGAGTATAGATAGTAATAGTTTTTTCATAGTTAGCCTTTCGGTCTAACTATTTATACTATTCCTTTCAAAAAAGTCTTTCGTGTGCTTATAAAACAGCTCTTGGTGTTTTGCAATGCTCTCTGGCCCATGTATCCACTCTTGTACAAACCCGTCTTCACAGGCAGCCAAAATAACCGTTTGTTCTATCTTTTTATTAGGATAGATTTCTTCAAACATTTTAGCATATGCTGAACATTGTAAGAAGTTACCATAGTTATAATCTTTATCTCTTTGTTTTGTACTGGTCTTAAAATCAATTACAGATAGTTTGCCTTTATATTCAGCAATACAATCTACTTGACCTGCAACACTAATCTCTTTTGAGTATAGATATTCTTCTACACAATGTATGTTATCAAGTCTAGCAAGATAAGGTTTAATAATTCTAAACAGACCTAGTGGTGTCACAGCTGTGATACCCATAGACTTCTCATCTTGGTTTCTAATATGATTTTCTATTAGTGTGTGGGTTGCCTTACCTCTATTTATGGCAGAGGCAGATATGTAGTTGGCCATCTTCTCACCAACTGCATTACGCCAACCTTCAATCTTTACTTTTCTTTCGGGAATCGCACCTAGAATAGAAGTAACAGAAGGCATATTAACACCATCAATAGTATAATATCTTATACCATCTTGGTTCTTACCTTTCACACCTAAAGTTTTAGGTAGTTTTTCTTCATTCAGTTCTACATAATTAAACGCCATAATATACCTTCCGTTAAATATTATATAATCATTATATCATTATTTGTCAATATTGTCAAGCCCCTTGTAGGCCATCTTTAATCTATGAAAATCTGTACAATATTCTATGCCAAATGCTTTATATTCTTTTGTAAAATGAAATAGTTGCTCAATACTACGATAGACTTTCTCTATCTGATTAGCACCTGGTTGCTCATATTCTGCACATAATGGTAAATGTATTGTAGTTTTGTAACCTTTTAGTTGCCAAAATACTGCACTCATAGGTTTTGCATTTATAACACAACCACCTAGATTACACCCACCTATTATTACTTGGGTATTGTATTCTTTAATATCCCAATTCATGTGGTCTTCTACTTTTTCTATGATGTTTGATATTTGTTCTTCGCTTGAAGTATAGACTATATCATAGCCTGCACCATGTAACATTGCTAACAATTCAGAAAATTCATTATGCTCTGGTTTTGTATTTGTAACAAAGACAATATTATCTTTGTCAAGGTTTGAACATGTAGCAAATTTAAGTAATTCGGAATATCTTCTACCGTTTGTATATTGGTCACCCAATAAAGGATGACCAATAAAATCAATTAACATAACAATGGTGTATTTCATTATATACCTTTTTGACAATACAAATCAATTATCTTGTCTTGTTCTTTTTTTCTATCATCATTAAGACGTTCAACAGCTCAACTAGGGTCATACGGTTCGTATACCGTCTTACCATCATCATTTCTGTATGCTCTTAATACTTGTTTTCTGTTTTCTTCTTTGTTCTTATACGAACAATGAATCCATCCGCTATTAGGTTCTTCTGGTTTATGAAACTCTAAAATCAGCTGGTCAAAATCTAAAGTATCTATAATATACTTTGCTAAGTCAGCGTTAGCAATTCCAAAGATTTCAAAGTCCGCAGCCTGGCCTTTTGCGTGCTGGGACTTCATACTTGACCCAATCTTTACACACAATTCAGGACTACGATAACCACTTGATACAGATACTACTTTGCCATAATGATCTCTAACTTTTTGTAGAACATTATCACATAGTTTTTTTAAGTTATCCATATGATCTTCGCTTGGATTATTGCTAATACCATGTCTATCTGCTGTTTGTGAAGCAGTTAGTTCTTTAAGCGAAAAGTTTTTGCTTAGTTGCATTTAGTTTATCCTTTGCATTTAGTTTAATTTTCTTCAAGGTTCTTACATCAAACCATAATTTAGATGATCTGTCATTTCTTCTTTTTTCTTCAACTTCATTAACTGCTCTTTTCAGTTCTTTATGATGAGTTTTCACTTCTAACATATTACCCCCTTGTAAGTTTTAACAATTTGTCCATCTGAGCCTTGATAATTGGTCCTCTATTTGGCCAATGTATATAAGGTTCATTAGACTTTGAAAGATTATATAAAAAAGGTAACATAATCTTTTCAATCTCTTTAAATCTTGCTGTAGTATCAGCGTCCTGTATATCTTTGTTAACAGAGTCTTTCTCTGCTACAATCTGCATAACCTCATTCATAGCAGATTTTATATCAGATACGTCTGACTTAATTTTTGCTAGTTCTAGTGGATCAGCACTCGGCTGACTTGTTGTTTCTTCAGCTGGTTTTTTAGATACAGGAGTAAAACCAAAGTCAACGTCTGTATCAAACTCTCGCATAAAATCAGGTATGTCTGCCATAGTTATTCTCCTTGTTTATTTTGTGTTTTAATTACTTGATTTAATAATGTTGTATAAGGATTAAAGTTATAATCTTTTACCCCACAACCTGTTAGTAGTATTAGCGTTGGCAGGACTATAAGTCCTGCCCGCATTGTATTGTACAATGAGCGGATTGACTTATTAGACTCTGGTATACGACCGTTGTTGTTCAGTTGCTCGCTCTGTACCCATTTATTATTTATTTTTTGCACGTTGTCTAGCCATATGTTTTTTAACTACTTGTTCTGTTTTAATCTGTTTAACGCTTTTCTTACCATGTTCTCTGCCAAAGGCACTTTGTGGGTGTGCTTCTGCGATTTTTGATTGCACTTCTTTCCATCCTTGATCATGTCTATAACTCATACCACTAACACCTGCAACAATATTAACACTTGTAATCTGTTGTTTTACATGTTTGTTCTTTTTAAGATATGATTCCATTTCGCTTATTGACATCATGTCAGTAAACTCTTTACCAGTTTTGGTATTCTTAAATGTGTATAGGGGCATTTATTTTAAAGTTAGATGAAATAGTAATTGATTTGTTGCTAAAAGCATATCTTCTAATATACTTTCTAAATCCATTTGACCTTGCACTTTAGGGTTCTGTGCTATCTTATTAAGTCTAGCAACTTGTTTCTGCACTTCACCTTTTACTTGACTATTATCAGCATAGTTCATTATGCCAGGTCTTAATTCTGCACTAAACTTAATTCTAGTACCTGATTTACCTTGCCAAGTTTCTACAAACTCGTCATTTAGTTTATTAAATTTTTCATAATATTCACCTGTTGTTTCATGCTCAGAATATGACTCTGTTTGCCAATGATAACTTTGAATATCATTTAAAAAGTTCATGTTTAATTGTATAAAATCTGTTACGTTATTCATAGTTCTATTTAGTATTTGCTATTGTTACTATCCTCTCTATCAAACTGCCTAGACCATTCTGTCTTTGCATAGTTAAAAGTTCTTTAACGCCTAAAGGTAAAAAGTCTTCTATAGTTAAACTAGCAACTTCGTCTTTAGGACAACCATTGCATAAGTCAGTAACTAACTTTGCTGTACCTTTTGTTATAAATGCGTCAGCGTCAATCTTATATATCATTGTATTATCTTCTTTTGCACCACCAATCAACCATAGATTACTAGCACAACCTCTTATCTTATTATCATCTGTTTTAACTTCATCTGGTAATTGTTCTACGTCTTTGGCAATGTCTATTAAATATGCAAGTCTATCGTGCCCTTGCAACATTTTTAGGTCTTCGCCCTTTTGTTGTATTCTTTCTTTTATCATCCTTCTTACCAAATATTCTATTGTAATTATCTTTGTATAGTTGAGTAGGTATTCTACTCTTACCATCCCATTTACCTGGCATTTTCTTGTAACCCTTGTTTGAACCAATCAGGCATAACTGCACCATGTTTTTCCCATTTAGCAAATCTTACTTTTTCTAATATGTAATACTTACGATACGAACCTACAACATCGCCTGGTATCTTACAATGATCAGGCATTGCTGGTGTAGCGTCTGTAGCGACTACGTTCAATGGTGCATTTTTAGGTGGGTGTTTTAGTAGATCAGCAAGTTTAGTTATTGATACATGGTCTGTATCTTTTTGCCATCTTAATTTGTATTCTTCGTTTAGTGCTATGAAGTGATTAAATAACCAGTTGTAATTATATGCTGACTTGATTACCCATTGTGTACTAGGGTGACCTAACCAACCTGCTTTGTAAACTATTGCTTCTTCGTTAGGGTTATCTAGTCGCCATCTTTTAATCTTACGACCATTCTTT